GACATTGAAAAATCTTGAAAAACAGATTGAGCCCATCAAAACAAACTTTAGAACAATCTCCTACATAATCTTTCTGTTGAATAAGCCTACAAAGAAAAGTAAGCAACAGAGATATACAAAACAGAATAAGAAACTCTTAGAAGATTGTAAGACACTTGATGATGTAAGAGAAGAAAATAAAACTGTATTAAATAATATCAAAGCTGGTAATTAAATAGTACCAGCTTTCTTTTTAAGCGTTTTATAATAGTGCTAAATTACATATTTAGAAGGAAGTTTGTGATTGTGAGTATATTAGTAAAAACTATACTTCTGATTGTAAGCATCCTGTACATCATAATTGTTGTAAGAGAAATCATTCAAAAGATAATTCTTGAAAAAGAAATGTCTAAGTTAATCAAAAATATACAATCAAAGAAAGCGAGAGAAGACACAGATGGAACAGCTATTACGAGAAATAGGGATAAGTGAAATTCCAAAGTTAAGCTCAGATGGAACTTATGTAATAGACATAAGAGATTCAAATGACTATGGAATCTACTATTCTAAACTAGATAGATCCGATTTGTTAGATGAAGATGAAGAAAGTTCTAATGTAACAATAGACGGATCTACAATTGTATATATTAGTGACGATTATACACTTACACTGATTGCGGATTTTGCTAGCGATCAGTACAAGCTTACAATCAGAGAAAACGATTAAAGATTAGGAGAAGACACATGATTGCAGGAACAAAAGACATAATCACGGATGAAATTCAACTAAGCGAAAGAGCAGAAGAAATTGACACTTTACGAGAAGGTCAATTACTGCAAGAAATTGTTAAATACTTAAAAAGAACTTTAAGAAAAAGAGAAGATTTATTTGCACTATCTGCCCCAGCTATCGGATACAATAAGCGCGTCTTTTGCATGAAGTTTGAGAATGACCAAGTGAAGACATTTATCAATCCGATAATTGAATCTTATTCTCCGAGTGGTATGCAACTCTCAAGAGAAAAGTGCTCTTCCATTCCCGGTAAAGAGTATATTAGAGTACGTAACAATGACATAAGAGTTATGTATCAGAAACCAACAGGAGAAGCAGAAAGTAATAGACTATTAGGAAAAGCCGCTCTAGTATTTGAGCATGAAATGGATCACCTTGAAGGAGTTCTAATTTCAGACATTGGACTTGAAGTTATTCCTGAGTTTGATGAAGCATCTGAAGAAGAACGTACTGAAGTTATTAAGGAATACTTAGACTCACTTGATATTCGCTTAAAACAAGCAAATGAAGAAGTTGAGAATGATCCTGAATTAAAACAGATTGACGACGCAACAAAATTCATGACTGGAATCTTAACGGGAGAGATCAAACAAACAGAAGATTAACCCTGGGGGATTATATGGATACTACAATACTCGTAAAAAGAAGTCAAACATTAGGTACTGCCGCTAATGTTCAATTACAATACGGCGAACCTTTATATACTGATGACCAGTACTTTACCGTTGGTAACGGAAATGAGTCGTTAGTAAGTCAAAGAAATGTTATAAGATTTGTTCCTAAGGCACAGGCAGATTCACAGCTGTATTACACTGTTAATTCTTCAGGAAAAGTTGTTATCAACACTTCTGATGGAACAACACTTACTCCTGTTATGACTTTCGGTTCAGCGGCTTCAAAAGATGCTGTTAACAGCGCAGTAGTGGGCAGTGAAGATGTCATCACCAGCGGAGCTGTTAAAGACATTCAGTTAAGTCTGGAAAGCTCAATACAAGATGTTCAAGATTCAATGCAAGAGATACAGACAGGTCTTTCTGAATTGATAGGAAAGACTCTTGATACTACTGTTACTCCAAACTCTGAAAATCCTGTTACAGCAGGAGCAGTTTACACTTTTGTTAATCAGATGATTACAGAAGCATTTAACAACTATAGACCTTGGACAACTAGTGACACCGATACAAAGAAATTCTATCTAAACGGTGCTACCGGCCTACAATATCATGACGGTGTTAAATGGTCAACCGTTCCTGTAGGATACACTTAATATTATAAAGGAGATAAAAAGAAATGAAAGAAATCAAAGTAAACGAAGAACTTAGAGACAAGATCCAATCAATTCATTTTGAAATGAATGCAACCAAAGACTTAATCAATTATTTGTGGCAACAGTCTTCGGTAAACATGGAAGCTGTGGAATATTACACAACTCAGTGGAAAGAACTTTATATTGAGTTTGAGGAAGCGAAGAACACGCTTGTTAAGCTCTATGATATTGGTTCTATGACAGAATGGGATCTAGATTACAATACTTGTATACTAAAAGTTAATGAGGAGTAATCTATGATTGGGAACTTTGAAGAGTACCCGGAGACTTTGAATAGATTATTCATCGAAGACAGAACAAAAGGTCTTGATGCAAAGACAGACGGTATCTATGCTCGTACAATAACTTTTCAGGTAACTGAAGATTGTTGTATGAAATGTTCCTACTGTTATCAACATAACAAGAAACCTAATGTAATGAGCTTTGATATAGCAAAGCAATTTATTGATGACTTGCTATCAGGATCTGACAAGCTAACAAACTATATTCCGAAAGACACTGTTGGAATTGTTCTTGAGTTTATTGGAGGAGAGCCTTTCCTGGAGATAGACCTTGTCAGTAAGATAACAGATTATTACTTCGATGAATGTATTAGATTACATCACCCTTGGGCAACAAGAACAAAGGTTTCTATTTCAACAAATGGCCTACTGTATTTTGATCCGAGAGTACAGAACTATCTTCATAAACATCAACGTCATTTGTCACTTAATATAACTGTTGATGGTAATAAAGAATTACATGACAGTTGTAGGCTTGATTTAGAAGGAAGAGGAACATATGACAGAGTAATCGCCGCTGTTGACGACTACACTGAAAAGTATGGAAAAGGATCTCTCCCAACAAAGATGACGATATCTCCTGGTAATATCCGTAGTCTATATCAAGCTGTTGTAGCAATGGTTGAATACGGATATCCCATAGTCAATTTCAATCCTGTATATGAAGATGTGTGGACTGTTGAAGATGCTAAGATTTTCTATCAACAGTTAAAAAAACTTGCAGACTATTTGATTGAGAATGATAAGTTAGACCCTCTTGTTTGCCCTTATCTCTCTCCGATGTACTGTCACCCTATGTCACCAGAAGACAATCATAACTGGTGTGGTGGAACGGGAGCGATGCTTGCAATTGATTGGCAAGGTAACTTGTATCCTTGTATTCGTTATATGCCAAACGCACTCGGAGATTCAAGAGAGCCCTATATTATCGGAACTGTTAAAGATGGTATAAGAAGTACCAAAGAGCAGTGTGACAGAATAGATTGTTTAGATTGTATTACAAGAAGAAGTCAATCTACTGACAAATGTTTTAACTGTCCTATTGCTGATGGTTGCGGTTGGTGTTCCGGTTATTGTTATGAACTATACGGAACAGCGAATAAAAGGACTACATTTATATGTGATTTACATAAAGCAAGAGCACTTGCATTAACATATATGTGGAACAAATACTATAAGAAACTCGGATCAAAAGATGTTTTCAAAATGGACATTCCTGATGAATGGGCATTAGAAATTATAGATGCAGATGAACTGAGAATGCTGAAACAATTAGTAAAGGAGTAATTAGAATTGGCTTCTATTACCCCAGAAAGATTTATAGAACTTAAAACTAGAATAACAGCTGAATGTCTAAGAAGAAGTAAACTAGGAGAAGCAGAAGGTAGTATATCTTTAGCTCAGTATGGATCGTCAGCTTTTAACTTTTCCGCAACACCTGAAGAGGATACAAACATCAAGTACGAGCATCTTTCAAAGATGTGGGATGTTCTGAATAAAGCAAATTCCAACACTATTCCTGAGAAAAAGAACAAAGTTGTTCTTAACACTGACTTTGCAAAGATGGAAAGTTTTGTTACAGTACTTGAATCAAATCCAGAACCTGCAGTTGTTGTAAAAGAAAGCGGAACTAATTCTAACTACTCTGATTGCTCAGGGGGTTGCACAGGTCTTTGTTTTGGGTGCACTAGTTGTACCAACGCTTGTAAAGATGCTTGTACGAGTTGTACTGGGTGTACTAGTTGCACAGGATCTTGCATAAGCGGTTGTAGCGGAACTTGCCAAGGATCTTGCACAGGAGGATGTACTGGATCTTGCTCTGGACTTTGCACAACAGGCTGTAAAGATCAGTGTAAGGGAGGATGCCTCGGGTGCTCTGGTGGGTGCAGAGGATATTGTATCGGAACTACTTCTAAAGGCTATTCTGGATGTTCAGGATGTACCAACGGCTGTTATGGCGGTTGTTGTAGTGACTGCTCAAGTAATTGTGGTAGTCATATTAATATTCCAACCACTGGAGGAGCATGGGAAGCTCACAATAACCAGATTGTTTCCTGTGTAAAACCTGGATGGAGACCAGACTGGTGGAACGGTAAATATACATCATAAAGGATAATTGTAGAAATGAATAAGATAAGCCTAAAAGGAGTAATTAGAAATATAGAATACTCCCACAATGTCGAAGATGTTGAATATCAAAAGGCGGAATTGATTGTACCAAGAACAGATGGTGAAGATGACGTTCTCAATCTAAAATTCAAGAGATATTCAAACAGATATACAGACGGACAGATAGTTTCTTTACAAGGAAATATTCGTTCTTACTCTCAGAAGCTAGACTCTGAAAAGAATAGAGTTGAGCTATATGTGTTTACATATTTTGATATCCCTGAAACTGATGAGAACGACCAAGAGGTTGTAAATGAGTTTGAGATTGACGGAAAAGTTTGCAAGATTGATAAGCTGAGAAAGAACAAAGACGGTAAAGAAAGTTTTCATTTCATTCTTGCTAACAATATATTTGTAGAAGATAGAAAGACTAGAATAGACACATATTTACCTTGTGTATGTTTTGGAGATTGTGCTAAGAAGTTAGCGAAAGACTTGAAAGTTAGTGACTATATAACTATTAAAGGACAGTTACACTCAAGGACATATAGAAAGTATTACGACAATGGGGAAATGGAGATTAAAACAGCTCACGAGGCGGTGATCTCATCTTATGAAGGCCTCGATTGAGTATCTCCCGCAAGAATCTTATCTAGCTTCTGTAGAGATAGAAGACATCGGAAATATTGCTTTAGTTATGTTTAACGACATGGGACAAGAGTGGTATTTACTAACAACAACAGAATTAGGCTGGACAAAGATTTACTTGTTCGGTCCGTTACTACCAGACATAAACAGTTTAGTTATAAAAAGTTTTTCTTTTTCATATTCAGAGATAGAATATAAGGAAACAAAAATACTGAACACTATTGAGAAGTTTATTCAGGATCCAAAGAAAAGTATAACTCAAGTATTTGAAATCAGTAAGCAAGATGTATTTGAAAGATACGGAAATCTTGAGATAGGTGAATAAGATGTACGTTAAAACAAGAACACCCATACGACAATTTGGTGGAAAAATAATCGGATTTCTTGAGGAAGATGCACAAGGAGATCAGCAAATTAGAGATTTTGCAGGGCATATTCTTGGGTTCTATAGAAAGAAAGAAGATAAAACTAGAGACTTTCATGGTAGAATAATCGGAAACGGAAACTTATTGATAATGTTACTAAACAAGTAAGAAATAGAGACAAGTTAATTCTTGTCTCTATTTTTATGTTAGTTGATATTAACTAAGTCTTATTATATAATATAGATGTAAAATAAATTAACGAAGGAGATAAGAGTCATGACCGACAAGCAGAAGAAATATTATAAAAACGAGATCACCAATGAGGTTACCGACTCCAAGGACCAGGCTAAGATCTGGCACTCCGAAGGTGCTGATATCGAGATCTGGTACTTCTCCACTGTCCTGGGTGAATGGATCTGTGGTATGGAATGGATCCACTAAGCAGATCCATTAGTTGAATTTTAATAAGAGTTATTATATAATATAAGTGTAAAAAGGATAAGGGGTGCGCCAACCGGCTACGGTCGGAACACGCCGACACCCCGATCGGTGATCAAGGAGGACAAGATGGACGCTCGTATTCAGGCTGAAAGAATCAAGGCAGTCAAGGCGATGGAGTTTCTCGCCCGCCAGATCAACAACGAAAATATCTTCGAGAGTTGGCTGACGATGGGACCTGCTGACGGAGATATCAAGTACGGCGATCTTGAAGTTAAGCCCGAAGATGCAGAAGACCTCGAGTACTACATCGAGGACAATGAGTTCCGTGATCTTATGAAGACCTTCCTGAACCTTATGACGAGGGCGAAAAAGGACGGCGGTCTCTACTGTGGTAACGTCTGCACAGAACACACTTTCAAAGATTTCTGTGTTGACGCTATTCTCTCTAACACTCTTTACTGAGGAGGACAACATGGTTACGAAGGAACAGGAAAGAAAGGCTCTTAATCAGATCAAAAAGATCGTCGACAGCCTTGGAGAAGACAGCTACATCGCGATGGCCTTTGAGGGCTGTTTTGAAGATGCTGAGCTGAATATCGAAAATGACTGGGCTTGCAGTTGGAAACAGCGTGCTGAGCAGAATGACAAGTATGCCACTCAGTGGGAGAAAGAATGCTCTGAACGTGCAAAAGAGAAGGAAGAAGCTCTCAAGAAAGTTGAAGAACTTCAGGAGACTATCAAGAAACTTTCTAAGAAGATTTTCTTTGAAGATGAGCTCAGAGACTTCTACGTCCTTGCAGAAGACGATTTGTTTGATACTGAGCGTCATATCGAAGAGGAAGCAGAAGAAATCGTGAAGTACGCAGAAGAGACTACAAGCGATAAGTTCCTTAACTCGGTTACTTCCCACAGAGCGTATACTCGTCGTGCTAAGCATCTCAATCAGCTTCTTGAACGTATCAGTTATGTTATGAAACAGGAGGAGTAATATGTATCAGATCACTTCTTATGGAGAAACTTACAAGATTGATCTTGTAAAGAAGGAATATACCGACGGAGGTCTTGCTATCCGCCTCGACTACTTCGATGAAGAGATGCAAGGCTGGCTCCCGTATGCTTTCCTTACTGTTAATCTCGGTCGTCAGAATTACGGGTATGCTTATGTTGACATCAACAACTGCCCGTGGGCTGAAGATTTTATTGAGGAGAATGGTCTTGGTGAGTTTACTGGTAAGGTATGCTCCTCTGGGTTCTGCTTCTATCCTCTGTATAAGTTCAATATGGACAAGATCTGATTGTTGATTTCTATAGAAACTTACTATATAATATAATTGTAAATAAAATTCAGAGCAGAAGGAGATACCAACATGACGGTCAAAGAGCTTCTGAAGTTTAGTAAGGGAGACACAATGTATCAGGTTGTTGATGCAACAAAGCCTGGGTACATGGTTCACAAGTATTATCTCGTGGAAGCTGATAGAAATGTTATCAATCGTCTCTATTCCGATTGCACGGTCATCGGATTTGAGCCGAACGGCAACAACAAACTTCGTCTTTACATTGAACCTTAAAGGGGTAACATATGGAATTCAAGTACAGTGATGGTGGGAGAAGTAATTACTTCAAGGCTACTAATGTAGGAGATTGCGTTACCAGAGCAATCTGTAACGCTACTGGCAAGGACTACAAAGAGGTCTATAATGCCCTGAATGAGCGAGCCAAGAACGAGAAGGTCTACAAGCATCGCGGAGAGAAGCGTAGTAGCTCTCGTGACGGCGTGTTCAAAGAAACTTACAAGCAGTACTTGAAAGACATCGGTTGGGTCTGGCACCCGACGATGATTTTCGGATGCGGATGTCAGGTACATCTGAAAGCTGATGAACTTCCTGATGGTGTTCTTATTGTCAGCGTCAGCAAGCATCTGACCTGTGTCAAAGATGGTGTTTTGTATGACACTTATGACTGCTCTAGAGACGGAACTAGATGTGTTTACGGTTACTACACGAAAGGAGTTGCCTGATGAATAACGCTATTATTTATGATATTTGTAGGAAGACTGAACTCTACTTCATGAAGAAAGATCTGAGCGTGGATGTGTATCCTTACGGTAGTGGTATGCCGGTTATCGTTGTTGAGATCCACTGGGGCGATTGGAAGCATGATCATGCTTACTGCAGATCCCTTATGGAAGATCTGGGAGCTAGTTATCTCAATACTAAGGTTATTGAAGAAGATGGATCTGATTGTTATTCGGCTTGTCACTACTTCATTGTTCAGGAAGACATGTTTGACGGAGTATCCACTTTTTACAATAGTTGAATAACAACTAGTAGTATCATATAATATAGGTAAGGTAGATTTTATGTTTGTAATTCTTGTAATGATAGATTATAAGTGGGAGTTTTTTGGATCTTATCCCACAAAGAGAGAAGCTGAAGAGGATCTTCTGTATTGGAAAATGAAATATCCCTTGGCGATATTTAAGATTGTAGAGGAGTAAAGATCATGTGTGTTAAGAGAAGGGATCTTATCAACCGTATGACTCTTGTGTATGGAGTTAACCACCCTATCGTTGAGCAGTTCACTATCCTCTGCAATCGTTATAGCAATACTCCTTGGAATGAGGATGTTCTTAGGCTAATTGTTGAAAGTCATGAAAGTATGTCTAGATCTAAGGAGGTCTAATTATGGACTGGCAAGAGATGTATGATATCCTGTTAGAGTCAGGACTTGCTACAGAAGGTGAACTTGAGATCGCGTGCGCCCTTGGAGGGTGTAACGAAGATACGATGGAACGCGTCTTGTTCTATCGTACAGGTTGGCGGTCTTTTTCTGGTTGGATGGGAGATAACGAAGATGACTAGATACTGTGTTGATGTACATAATGACCAAGGTTGGACAAGTATTGCTCTCTTCTCTGATTCAGTCTCTCTTGAATCAATGATAACTTTCGCACAAGAGCAGTTTAGTAACGGAAATTCTCTTACTACTCCTGGTGACGACATTGCTGTTATTGATATGACAACAGGAGAGATCCTTTGGAATTGGCTGGATGATACTAACGATCTTACAGCTATGGAAGAACTTTTCAATACATTTGATTACAGTTCTCAAACTATATAAAATGAAAAGTATAGGTAAGCACATTGAGTTTGTGCAGTTTCAGTATCCAAAAGAAAAGCGTTTCTTAATCTCACCTGTAGGAAGTTGGAACTATGATTGTGCGGACGAGAATAGCGATGTAGATACCAAAGCTATTGTTATTCCCAACTTAACTGATATCGTCTACAATAAATGTGATTCTGTTGAGCACATACTTCCTAACGAAGAACACTGCAGTATTGCTGACATTAGAAATTTCATGAAGAGTATTCAGAAAGGTAATCCGCAGTTCTTAGAAGTTCTTTTCAGCGATCATATTGAGTGTAATCTAGAGATGTATGGTGAGGAGATAGACGGTCTTATTCATAATAGAGAAGAGATTGCTCGCTGTAATCCGAAAAACACTATGAGAGCATTTCTTGGAATGGCAGATAGAAATTATCAGTTGTGTAAGAATCGCACTCAAGAAGATCATGCAAATAAGTGGCTCTACCAGCTTGCTCGTATTGAAGAGTGCATGAGAAAGTATCTTACTGGATTTAGTTTCAATGACTGCTTAAGAACGAACAAACGAGACGCACTTCTTGAGATTAAGAATAATCACTACAGTCCTGAATTGATTCTTGAAGAAGCTGAATACTACATCAAAGAATGTGAAAAACATCATGAAGCGTATGTTAATTTCTATGAAGTTAGATGGGTTCAAGTGCTCGTTGAAGAAATCGTGAAATCCGTTATAAAGAAATCATTAGAACAGGATACTACATCTTCATATATTCATTATATAAATAGTTGATTTCTTTTAACAAATACTTTATAATATATTGCACTGACAGCACGTCGGGCCTTGCAGAACGTTTCACTGTTTTCAAGTATCACTGTATGTATGAGAAGAACTTCTATTACAAAAGTTATAACAAAGTATTTTCAAGAGAGGTAACTATACTACCTCTCTTATGTTTTTTATAGTTAGAACATAATCTCAATATATTATATGTATATATAATATATAAATTAATATTGTTATTTGATATTATTTATGTTAACTAAGTTTAGAACAAGGTCTTTACTTAGTTAAGAACTTAGAGATAATACAGTAGTTGATTTTTTGTTTCATTTCTATTATAATAAACTAACAGAAGCTAGAAAGGATTTTACAATTATGGGAAATAGAAAGATTATGAAAATGCTCGCAGCAATATATGCACTTCGAGCAAAGTACTATCAGCAAAGCGGCGACCATCATATGGCAGTAGCATACAGTGATGCTTTTGACATGCTTGCGTATGCTTGTAACGGAAGCTTAGACAATCTTCGTCAGTTTGGATGGTCAGATGACGCAGAAGAGATAATTGACAATGCCGGAGAGAATATTGACTTCTGGGATTTGCAAGATTACATTAATTCATCAGAAGAGTATCCTCGTTAATAAGGAGTGAAAGAGGTTAAGATGGATAAGCGTGTAAATAAGAAGAGTAATGAAGAATTACAGGCTTATCTGTCTTTCCGTAGGCGTGGGTACAAAGTGCCTGCAAAGAAAGGAAAAGGAAGTTACAATCGAAATAAACTAAAACAGGAGGAACAAGAGTGACTGTATACAAAGTAGACAACGTGTACTACAACGAAGAAAGCATTCAACAGTATATAGATCAAAATCATTCATTTTCAGATTTTGTTGAGGCTGGTCTAAAAGATGCGAGCGGAAATCTTAGAGGTCTTCTTAACACAATGTTTACTGTGTGGAACGGAGATAATCAGAATGATATTGTTAACTATCTAAACGTACTTAACTATATGTATGTGGCCTATGTTAACAATGTTATGTCGAAGATCCCAAAGTTTACTGTTATTGAAGGCGGTAAAGGAGAAGCTCAGAATACTGAAGAAGCTTCACTACAGTCAAAAGAAGACGAAGATGAATGATAGTAGTGAACTGATTAAAAAGTACCCCTGGCTGAAAGTGTCAGAAGATGAGACACAACACAGTTGGGCTGATTTGATGCCAGAAGGTTGGCGTGTTGCTTTTGGAGACTTCTTTTTTGAAGATCTGGACAACGCTTTGAAAACAGCGTACCCAGATGGAATTCCTAAAGATTTTCGAATTAGGGATCTTAAAGAAAAGTGGGGTAAACTAACTGTTTATCTTACTAACGAGCCAGAAGTGGTTAGTGATGTTCTTTGGAAGTATGAGTATATAAGCTCATTTGTTTGTATTATTTGTGGTGCCCCTTATCCGTTTGCACAGATGACCTATGACGGTTGGGTTATGCCACAGTGCGAGCGTTGTTATGTCGGTAAACACGGAGCCGACCTTGATGAGTATCATAAAGCATATCTACAAACTGTCCTGAAAGATAGTTTAAGTGTTTGTGAAGGACCTGAAGATTTCATAACTATTACATGTTCTGGACCGAATGGGAAGTCAGAAAAGAAGATTGAAATAAAAGAGACTTGGAAGAAGATCTTTGAACACTATGTTCAAAATGTACTTGTGTAAAGGAGATAACTATGGCTGAGAGATCTCTTGCCCATGTTGAAAAAATTATTGATATTCAGCCTATTCCTGATGCTGATAATATCGAAGTAGCAACTGTACTTGGTTGGAAGGTTGTTATTGCAAAGAAGGACAATTTCAAAGTTGGCGACAATATTGTCTATATTGAGATTGATAGTAAGGTTCCAGATAAGCCCGAGTTTGAGTTCCTGAGAGACCGTAAGTTTAGGGTTAGAACTATTAGACTTAGAGGTCAGTATTCTCAAGGTCTTATCATGCCTCTTTCTATCCTTCCTTCTGGTAGTTATGATGTTGGTCAAGACGTAACTAAAGAGCTTGGCATTACTTACTATGTAGAAGCTGACAATGTAAGAAAAGCGGATAAGCCTTCAAAGGACATGAAGTATAAGGCTATGTGTCAGAGAAAGCGTGTCCTATTCAGTAAGCCTTTCTTCCGTTGGCTACTTCGTAGAAAGTGGGGCAGGGCTCTGCTGTTTATGTTCTTCGGTAAGAAGAAGGATAAGCCTAAGTCTTTCCCAACTAAGTTTGCATTTGTTCACAAGACAGACGAAACTAGAATTGAAGCACTCCCTCATCTTATTGGGTATCCTAAGCCTCTTATTGTTACAGAGAAGCTGGACGGAACTTCTAGTACTTACATTCTTGAAAGACTGCGCGGAAAGAACAAGTTTGAGTTTTATGTCACCTCTAGAAATGTTCGTCAGTTAAACGACGAACAAGACTGTTATCATACATATAACATCTACTGGGCGATGGCAAAAAAGTATAATATTGAAGAACACCTTCGTCAGTATCTGATTGATAATCCACAGCTTGAATATGTTTGTATTCAAGGTGAATCTGTCGGAAGTGTTCAGGGCAATCCTCTCAAACTTGCAGAAGATGATCTCTATATTTTTAACTTTATCCGTTCTGACCTTGGAAGAATCAGTTCTCTTGACGGAAAACTAATTGTTGAATCATGGGGTATGAAATGGGTTCCAATAATCGAAACAGATTTCAAGATGCCTCAGGACATGGAGGAATTCAAACTGATGGCAGACGGTAAGTCTGTTGTTAATCCTTCCGTAATTAGAGAAGGTCTTGTTCTCAGAGATCCTACTTGCGACCTTTCTTTCAAAAATGTTAGTCGTAAATTCCTGCTGAAGCATCAGGATGACGACCTTGTAGAAGAGCAGTAATTGTATTATAAAGTACACAAAGAAAGTACGGTAAATTATGACAATACTTGTCGATATGGACGACACAATTGAAAACTTAGGTCTTGCATGGGTTGATTACTTAAATAGAAAATATGATAAAAATGTAAGTTGGTATGACATCAAAGCATGGGATATGCAAATTCCATATCCCGATCTTACTAAAGAACAGATATACGGAGCTCTAAGCGAAGAGGAACTCTGGGATAATGTTACCGCCAAAGAAGATGCACCTTACTATCTAAAGAAACTTATAGATGAAGGAAATGATATTTTTATTGTTACTGCTTCTTGGTATTCAACAATACACACAAAGATGGTAAGATGTCTATTCAAGTTGTTTCCTTTTCTTAGCTGGGATCAAGTTATTATAACAAGTAACAAACAGATGATAAAAGGTGATATTCTTCTAGATGATAATCCAGAGAATATTGTTGGCGGAGACTATTTTGGAATTCTCTTCACTGCTCCTCATAATATGGCATATGATGATTCCAAGACCGACATGGTTAGAGTCGATAATTGGAAATCTGCTTACTTGATTATAAAAAGTTATGAGGAGACTCTTTATAAATCTGGTGAAAAGAATGATTGATTACTATAGCACACATTGTGGAGTCTGCGAAACGTTTTCTTGGCTGATGGAAGCAAGAGACATTCATTATCATATCATACATACGGATAAAGAGGTAATGGAAGCGGCAGAGAAATACGGTGCAGAAACTTTCCCTTTCGCAGTTATTGACGGAAAATTCTATAATACGCAAGAACTATTAAATTACATTCTAGAATATAATAAGTAAAGGTTATTTTTATGGTCACACTATACACGATTGATTGCCCTAAGTGTAAAGTTCTAGAGACGATGTTAAAGAAGAAACAGATTCAGTACGAGTGCGTACGAGACATCGATCTAATGCTTCAAAAAGGTTTCAAAGATTGTCCTAGGTTAGAAGTAGATGGACAACTTTACGGATTTACGGAAGCTGTTAAGCTTATTCAGGAAGGTAAGGTTGGATAAATATGGACATAACTCTGAAATTAAGTACAGATTTTGAAAGATGTTTAGACAACCTGAAAAATAAATATGGTGTCGATTTTGAATATATTAACGGCATTCATCCAAGTCAAGTAGACTACTCTGAGTTTCTTGACAAGTTTGTAAAACAAGATACCCTGGCAGATGTTAGTATTGATCCAAACGCGAATACTAATAGACGGGATATTAGAAGTTTCATTACAGAGAAAGGCAAAAGTGCAGATAAGCTGTTTGGTCTTAACAAGATTTTTATGGAGATCAAAAAGATGTGGGGAATTAGAACAGCTCGTCAATGGCTGGAACAGGAATTTAGTAGAGGCTTCTATCTAAATGATGCAACAAGCGCCAGTTATTTTCCATACTGCTATGCTGTTGATTTAAGTAGACTTGCTACGGAAGGTTTGTTCTTCTTGTCAGGTTACAATAATCAGCCTCCAAAGCATCTTACAACTTATTTTGATGATGTTATTGAGTTTATTAGTTTTCTTTCTAATAGACAGTCAGGAGCAGTTGGGCTTCCTAATGTTTTAATCTGGTCATGGTATTTCTGGAATAAAGATTGTCAGGACGGGTATTATCTGAAAGATCCTGACACTTATCTAAGACAGAATTTCCAGAAGTTTATTTATAGATTAAATCAGCCTTTCTTAAGAATCAATCAGTGTGCTTTCACTAATGTGTCTATCTTTGACAGGCCTTATCTTGAGAGCCTGTTTGGAGGAATTATCTTCCCTGATGGAACATTAGCTATTGAGCATATTGAAGAGTTTATCGAAGTTCAGAAAGTCTTTATGTCAGTGGTAAGTGAAATTAGAGAGACTTCAATGTTCACTTTCCCTGTGCTGACGTATTCACTTTTAAGAAAGAAAGATATCTCTCAAGAACAACTTGATGAGATGGCAAAGACTAAAGAGTGGGATCTCTTTGTTGATTCCGATTTTGCAAGATGGTGTAGTAATCATAATATTAAATGGAGTGATTCTAACTTCTTTGTTAGCGACAACGTAGGAACGCTTTCTAACTGTTGTCGTTTACTTTCTGACACTACTAAGTTAGATGTCTTTGTAAACAGCGTAGGAGGAACAGCTCTGTCTACAGGTTCTTGTAGAGTGAGTACTATCAATCTTGTTCGTATTGCATACGAGTCTAATTGTAAAGAGAAGAAATATCTTGATATACTCAAAGAAAGAGTATTTCTTGATTGCAAAGCTCTTGCTAGTATGAGACATATTCTTAAGAGGAATATTGAAAAAGGTCTGCTTCCTAACTACCAAGACGGTGCTCTTGAACTTTCCAAACAGTTTAGTACAATCGGTGGAATTGGTCTGTACGAAGTAATGGACATGTTTGGATATATTGGAACAGATGATTTCGGTAATAAGTTCTATACTGATGATGGCATTAGATTTGCAACACAGATTCTTGATACTATCAATGAAGTAAAAGATAATTTTGAGTGCGATTTTACTTTCAATGTAGAAATGATACCCGCAGAAAATTGTGCCGGTGTTATTTGTCAAGCAGACAATCTTCTGTTTGAACAGAACAAATATTTCATCTATTCCAATCAGTGGATCCCGCTATATGAGCCTTGTACTATTCAAGAAAAATGTAAGTTAGGTTCCTTGTTTGATATTAAATGTGGCGGCGGATGTATTGCGCACATCAATATTGAAAATAGATTTCCTACAGAAGAAGCGGCCTGGAATATGCTAAACTATGTTGCTTCAAGAGGAGTTATCTATTTTGCATTTACAACAACAATAAATGTTTGTGAGAATAATCACTCTTATGTAGGAACAGATACTTGCCCTGTTTGTCAAAGTAAGGTAATAGCTAACAAGTATCGTAGAGTTGTTGGGTTCTATACTCCCGTCTCTAGTTACCAAAATGTTCGTAAAAAAGAGAGCGATTTGAGAAAGTGGTACAATGTCCTTGATTTTGAGGGATTGTTAGATTCTTAATTATGCTTGTAAAGGGTATTAGAGAAGAGGATTTCTGTCAGTACATAGTTCCTTCTATGTTTGTTATCTTTCCGAAATGCACATTCAAGTGTGAGAAAGAATGCGGAAAAGCGTGCTGTCAGAATAGCGAACTAGCGAAAGCAAATACTAAAGATGTACCCGTAGAAAGAATTGTATCTCATTATATGTCGAATCCGATAACTTCAGCGCTTGTATGCGGAGGTCTAGAACCGTTTGATTCTTTTGAAGATTTGTTCGATCTAGTTGAGAAGTTTAGAGAACAGACATCAGATACAATTGTTATCTACACAGGATACTACAAGGAAGAAATAAAAGGTTATATTTCTGCTTTACAAAGATTTGGAAATATAATTGTTAAGTTTGGGCGATTTATACCTGACGTAGACTCAAAGTTTGACCCTGTGTTAGGTGTACAACTTGCTTCTTTCAACCAGTATGCTGAGAGAATTTCATAATTAGTTGATTTTACTAGCGCTAAATACTATAATAAACGTGTTAACAAAATAATCAATTCAAAGGAAGGATTTACAAATGGACGGACTCAAGAACGTCACTCCTTGCATGACGGTTGGTCATTGCAGGATCTATAGTGACCCGGAGGCAAAGATTGTTGTTGCCGTTAGCAGATATGCTGGCAAGACAGTCAGAGGAATTGCAAAGTGCCATCCCAGCGATGAGTTCAATCAGAAGTTCGGCATTGATCTTGCAGTTGCTCGTTGCAACCTGAAGGTAGCAGAGAAGAGAATGGCGAGAGCGAATAAGCGAGTTATGGAAGCTCTCGTTGCTCAGTACAATGCACTTTCGTTCGTTGCCGACATGAAGGACTATCGTCGGAGAGCAGAGAATGATCTGAAGAAGAGCATTCAGGACCTGGAGGAGATTGAAAAACAGTAATGTATAACGATTGTTTCAGTACTTGTGGAGTAGCCAACAGTAAATGTAAAAATAAGTATTGTAGTGCTAATCCAAACTACGTTGCCCCTAAACCTAAGCAGAAAGTAAAACAGGGAGCAGGAAAGCCTACTCATAAGAAACGGGCTAGCATTCCAAAGTATGATTACTCCATGTTTAATGCTAACTTCAATTAAATAAATAGAAGGCAATTACAGCAATAGTCTTAAAGGACAAAACAATTGTCTTGAAGATTAGGGAAAGAAAGAGGTAATGTCTATGGTAATTAGCGTATCTCATTTCGGAGGTAAACTCCAAACCTTCTAATCAAGTGCTGGGCATCACTTAAAACTGCCCTTTTATAGGCCCGTGGTGTAACTGGCAACACAACAGACTTTGACTCTGTCGTAGTAGGTTCAAATCCTGCCGGGCCTGCCACATTAAACTACTAAGATGTAAGTGAGAACAATCTAATTAAAAATGGATTTTGAATATTGTATAATAATTTTAATATGTTGGTTTGTCTTTTCACTTGTTATAATGATAGGAGATAAGACACATACAATTGAAGTAAATTCTGATTGGTTGTTTATTGTATTAACTGCTCCGATAACAGTTCCAGCAATTATTCTTATCTTTCCGGTAGCAGTAACAATGAGGATTGTAAACAAGATAAAACAGAGAAAAGTACAGAAATTACTTCATAAGAATAAGAAGTAATAAAAGATGCTGGCGTGGCTCAAAGGTAGAGCAGCGCACTTGTAATGCGCAGGTTGTGGGTTCGATTCCCTCCGCCAGCTCCATAAGCGGGATTGGTGTTAATGGTCAGCATGTCTGCCTTCCAAGCAGAGGGTGTCAGTTCGAATCTGATATCTCGCTCCAATAAGGCCCCTTCGACTAACAGGCTAGGTCACCGCCCTTTCACGGCGGCAATGCTGGGTTCAAATCCCGCAGGGGTCACCAAGAAGGAAGTGCCTGATGTGAAAGGCATCTAGTGTCGTCTATTACACGATAAAACAAATAGAACACGGTAAGAGTTGCTAGTTAGTTCTCTAGAGAGCAGGCACAGGTGAAACTCTACCTCCACCTTCTATAAAAGAACAAAGTATAAGACACAAACAGCAATTATATTCTATCAAATACTAGACTGCAGATTTTGTCTTGGTTTTATGTGTGTCTTGTTTTATATGCCCCAGTCGCCTAACAGGATATGGCAACTGCCTTCTAAGCAGTAACAATAGGGGTTCGAGTCCCTTCTGGGGTGCCAACTATAGGAGATTAGTTCAACGGTAGAATACTCGGCTCCAACCCGATAGATTAGAGTTCGAATCTTTAATCTCCTGCCAGTAAGCGCCTGTAGCTCAGTTGGAAGTCAGCAATCGCCTTTTAAGCGATAGGTCGGCAGTTCGAGCCTGCCCAGGCGCACCATAGTTGATTTGTTTTGAAATTTATTATATAATAAGTCTATAATTGATAAAGGTTAGGTGTAACTATGCAGAACGAATTCTATGCTGTAGAGATTATTGATGATGAGTCTGTAATCATCAATGGTGATGAGAATTTTCATTTCTTTAGGAAGAAAGATAATGCATTCAAGTTCCTTTGGCAGCAGTTTTTGAATAATTTTGCAGATAGATATACAGAAGAGGATCTTCTTGATATTAAAGAGGATATGTATGAGATGTATGAGATCGAAGGTTTCGGTTCTGTTCATGTTATTGGTTTTGAAGACTGATTACTAAAATTAAGTAAGGAGTTTTACAATGTGGCTCTGGGTTGATGACGTAAGAGTTCCACCCTCTGATAAATACTTATGGGCTAAGTCTACTAAACAGGCTTGTAAGTTTATTTTTGAATGTAGATGTAAATCTCCTGACGAACAAATCATTCTTGATCTTGATCATGACTCTGGTGACTTTGCTTATGATGGTGGAGACTACATCAGAGTTCTTGATTGGCTTGAGAATCAAGGAATAGAAAATGTTGCTATCCATCTTCACACAATGAATCCTGTTGGAAGAGAAAACATGACTAGAATTATTCAGCGTAATAACTGGTATCTAATCTACTAGTTTAGTTGATTTCTAATTACTTTCATTATATAATTTGTTTGTAAAGAAAAGGAAGAAACCTCACCCGTCCGGGACAAGAGACCTTTTCAATTACATAAACGGCTTGAAATCCGTGGAGACATACCGAAGAGTTCCGTTCTTGTGATTGGTGTAAATCACTTGTCGAAGAAGTACTACACACAAAGAGGAATGACTGTGAGACGTGAGGGGATGCCCGAAGTAGACGAAACAGCCAAGGTGAAAGTCCTCCAGTGAGGTTGACAGACCAAGACCTCCTACATTAGTAAAGCGGAGAGGATGCTGAGATGCCCGCAAGAGTAAAATCCTCAACTTGGCCCCGTAGCTCAGAGGTAGAGCGAGCGGCTGTTAACCGCTAGGTCGAGATATCGTAATTCTCCGGAGCCTCCACAATAAGTATCCATGTCACGCGGTGTGATGTAGTTGTGAGCGTGCAGTTCGATTCTGGCGGTGTCCTGGTTCGACTCCAGGGTGCGTCTGGTGACAATATCAACTACTGCTTATTTTGCTTACTTACCAACGGTAGGATAAGTTGAGGCCGCGAGGGCGTTGGCGGTCGCCAGATAGGTTTCGACCTGAAAAGAAAACCAATGCTCATTTATATGCCGGTGTGGTGGAATTGGTAGACACGCTAGTCTTAGGAACTAGTGCCACACGGCGTGCAGGTTCAAGTCCTGTCACCGGTACCAGAGAAGCGAGAGAATCTAAGGAGTTAGTATCACGTGCTACGGCTCAAATTGGAGAAACAGATTTGCAATAATATCTCGTAAGGCACTTCTCACCATTGAAACACTATATATAAATTAAATTCTATTTAAGGAGGTATTACAAAAGCGGTGCGGAAACTATTCAAAGTATTTGGTGTTTTTCTGTTCATTGTTTTATGCTTTTGCATCTTCGTCCCTGTAGCTTTTGCAGATATCGACGTTCCTGAAGTTCCTAATACAGAAGGAATGGACGCATCTGATGCAAACCAGTTGATTGAGCAGTACAACAATCAAGTTGATGATTACAATACTCAGGTTCAAGAAGAGTATGAGAATCAAGTTGCTGAAGTGAATGCTCACAATGAGGAAGAAGATCAGAAAGTCGCAGAAAACGCTGAAGAAATTGCAACAGCTGAACAGCAGAATGCTGAACTTCAAGCAGAGTATGAAGAATCTCTTGCTGAAGCAGAAGCACATAATACTGCAGAAGATGCAAAAGTTGTAGCTAACCAAGAAGAAATTGCTAATATCAATGCTGAGAATGAAGAAATAGCACAACAGATTGATGCAGCAAACGCTCATAATACCGCCGAAGATGAAAAAGTAGCAGAAGCAGAGGCACATAACAGCGCAGAAGATGCAAAGGTAGAAGCTTCACAAGCAGATCTTGCTCTTATTGAAACTAAGATTGAGAATGATGCTGATGTTGTAGAACACCGTGCAGACGATGCTTCTGACGCCCCTACAGATTGGTCCGATACGACACAAGATGCTAAAACAATTACTGTAAGTGAATCTGACAATCCCACAGGTGAAAAGATTTTTGTCATTAATGTTCATGCTTATGTTGATACTGATAATATCAGTCAACTCTATGAAAGCATCAATAATGATGATTTTCAGCTGTCAAGCGAAGTACTTGATAGTGCAATCTTTGTCGAATGGGAAACAGCAGAAATTGACGTAGACGATACAGTTACACTTGAGAGTGAAGCAAGTCTATTTACGAATAATACTATTAGACATGATGGTAGAAACTATAGACTTCAGCCTTATTATAACTATTTCTTTAGAAATATTGAAGGATATACTCAAGGATATTGGTTAGCAAGTGGTATGATCGCTATGACTGCCACAGAAGTAGATTATGGCTGGGGTTATGACTTCGCTACTGGAGAAGGTAAAGCAGGAGATACATATACTATTCACTATGGTGAAACTGACAGAACAGTTAACTATTTAGAGAATGGTGTTTTAAAGAGTGAAACCATTCAAGTAAGAACAACTGATGGTCAAGCTCCGAAGAATATCTTTGCACTGTTTATTTACACTTTCACCCGTCTTTGGGAAGAGCCTATAGAATATGTCCCCGATTACGTCAACTACACTCCGGATTATGTTAATGTTCCTACTCTGTTAGATGTACCAGAAGAGTACGTTCCTAATTATGTAGTTGTTGATACTCCTAATTATGTAGATGTACCTGAAGTCTATCAGCCGAACTATCAAGATCTTCCTGAGAAGCCTGTTCTTCTAACTAAGTTAGATTATCTCGTTGAAGATCTTCCTGCTCCTCCTGTAGTAGTTGATCCGGATCCTGTCCCTCAGGTTGATCCGGAGCCTTCCACTCAGGTTGATCCAGATCCTGTTATCCCGATTATACCCTCGGATGACATCCCAGCATCACCTGAAGACGTTAGAAGTAATGTAGGCGGATATGATCTAGAGACTTGGCTTGATGAGAATATTCCGTTAGCAAACTATGGCCCTGTTTGGGCTCTTGTGAATTTGGTTGCTCTTATTTTTACTATCTTAACTCTGCTTAAATTCGGTAACAAGCGTTACACAATCTTTAGTCCTATTCTGGTTCTGTCTTCACTTATCCTGTTTATTCTTACTGAGAATGTTCATACTCCTATGGTGTGGGTTGACAAGTGGACGCCATGGATGATTGCTATCTGGGTATTAGCAGTATTAGCAAGAGTGTTTGCTGATAAGGACAAAGGAAAACCACAAGAAGAAATGGCCTAATTATTTTCCCTTTACTAGACGCTGTTAACTCAGCGTCTATACGTGGCTCTGTAGTGAAGTTGGTTATCACGTCGGCCTGTCACGCCGAAGATCGTGGGTTCAAGTCCCATCGGAGTCGCCATAGGTAGATTACACCTAAAAGTAGGAGTACTGACATCGGGCTATTGTACTTAATATTCGGTCTGGGAAGGAAACAAATCCTACAAAGTAATCATAGGCTAAGCTGTATAATAAAGGACGCGAGTGGTTTCCTGCGGTGCCTTCTTAGCAAAAACGGGGAGAGAGACGGTTTGGTTCCATGAATAAACATGGGGAGAGTAACGCCAAATAACTTAGTAGACATATCTTATAGGAGCTCGTGAGGTATGCCAAAGTTACTCAATATGGGCCTGTAGCTCATCTGGGAGAGCACCTCGTTTGCACCGAGGGGGTAGCGGGTTCGAGTCCTGTCAGGTCCAGTCCTCCAGTAATAGTATCTCTACGTGGTGAGGATAGATAATCAACCAGAGCTATTACAAAACAAGTTCAAACAGTTAAAAGTCCACCAAATCTTGTGCTAAATTAAACTAGTAATATTGTAAAGTAGGTACAAAGAATGGTGGAAAATTATTATCGTTGCGAATGTGGTAAAGAATTCAATAGTCCTCAATCTTTCAATGGTCATAAGAGTCATTGTATTATTCATATGGAGATCAACAATAAATTACAATCTCTACTTGAAGCAGATACAAGAAGACACAGTAAAACAAAAGAAACAATGCGTAAGTATGCAGAAGAGAGGAAGAAAATTAACCTTGATGTTTGGATAGGCGAGGAGCATACTTGCGAGAACTGTGGCAAAGTAATGACAACAAGATTTGGTAGCGGAAGATTCTGTTCTCCATCTTGTTCAAGAAGTCATAAACATTCAGAAGTTACCAAGAAAAAGATCTCAAGTTCAGTCAAAGACTCAGTAACCAATGATCTGGGTTATAGAAAATCTAACTATGATGAATACATGCTACATCCTGAGTATTGTGTTGATTGTGGTTGTGAGCTTCCGTATCAAAATCGGAATAAGAAACGATGTCCTGCCTGTGCTAAGGTTCATACTAAAGAGCTAAGATCTGAAGCTTCTAAGAAAACTGTTAGTAAGTTTGGTGGAAACATAAATCAGTATGGAGTTAAGGGTAGATGCAAGTATGGTACATATAATGGTATCTCTTGTGATTCTTCTTGGGAACTAGCATTTGTATACTACTGTGTTAGTAATGGAATTCCTATTGTAAGAAATAATAAAGGTTTTACTTATACGTTCAATGGTGAAGAACATACTTACTACCCAGATTTCATTGTTAATGATACTGAGATTGTTGAAGTGAAGAATTACTGGACTGATGAAGTTCAACATAAGATTGATGCTATTCCTGATTCATATAGTTACACTATCCTTTATGAAGATGGAATAAAGAAATATATTGATTTTGTTGTCTCTCACGAAGGAAAGGATTTCTGTGAAAAGTTATATGATAGAACAAAGCCTTCCTTTCAAGATAAGAGAAATAATATTCTATCAGTCTGCCAACAGTAATGCTACACAATGTTGGGGGCAACCTTAAAGAGGTAACGGAGAATAAATGAAGTATAATGTTGTAATTATCGGAGCGGGTCCTGGCGGTATCTTTACCGCCTATGAACTTGTTAAGTCTAATATTAGTTTATATAAAGACTTTCGTATTGCAGTAATTGACTGTGGTCAACCTTTACATAAAAGAAAGTGCCCGATTGATGGAAAAAAGGTAAAGAGTTGTATTAACTGCCCTGTCTGTAGTATAATGAGTGGATTCGGTGGTGCAGGAGCCTTTTCTGATGGTAAATACAACATTACAAATCAATTCGGTGGAACTCTATTTGAACACATAGGAAAAACAGAAGCTCTTGACCTTATGAGATATGTTGATAGTATCAATGTTTCTCATGGGGGAGAGGGAACAAAACTATATTCTACAGCAAATACTAGTCTAAAGAAAAAGTGTCTTGAAAATGGTCTCCATCTTCTTGATGCTCAAGTACGACATCTTGGTACAGATATTAACTATGTTGTATTAGAGAATCTTTACAATGAGCTAAAAGAGAAAGTTGAGTTTCATTTCAATACAACTGTAGACACTGTTGAGAAAATCGACGATGGGTATGTAATTGTTGCGGGAGAAGAACGCTTTGAGTGTGAAAACTGTGTGGTCTCTGTGGGAAGAAGCGGAAGTAAATGGATGGAGTCTGTTTGTAAGAATCTGAATATTCCCACACACTCAAATAGAGTAGACATCGGAGTAAGAGTTGAACTCCCTTATGAAGTATTTTCTGAGCTAACAGACGAATTGTATGAGAGTAAGATCGTCTATAGAACAGAAAAGTTTCAAGATCTTGTTCGTACATTCTGTATGAATCCACATGGTGTTGTTGTTAATGAAAACACTAACGGAATTGTTACAGTTAATGGACATAGTTATGAGGACAAGGAGAAACACACAGAAAACACAAACTTCGCCCTTTTAGTAAGTAAACATTTCTCTGAGCCTTTCAAAGATTCTAATGGCTACGGAGAAAGTATAGCAAGACTTTCTAATATGCTTGGCGGCGGAGTTATTGTACAGCGTTTTGGAGATCTTATTAGAGGAAGAAGAAGTACTGTAGACAGAGTGGAAAAAGGTTTTGTTACCCCGACACTTGCAGCAACTCCGGGAGATCTAAGTCTTGTTATTCCGAAAAGAATCTTAGACGGTATTGTAGAAATGATTTATGCACTTGATAAGATTGCTCCAGGAACAGCAAACGACGATACTCTTCTGTATGGAGTTGAAGTAAAGTTTTACAATATGGAAGTTGAGATTGATAGTAATCTAGAAACAGTTAACAAAGGCCTGTATGTCATTGGAGATTGCTCTGGAGTAACTCATTCTCTTTCTCATGCTTCTGCAAGTGGAGTTTATGTAGCAAGAAAAATAGTTGAAAAACAATATTAAGTATTATATAATATTGTTGTAACATCGGGGGAGCCCTGAAAGGCAGGGAGACCGTTCGAGTCGGTAGAGAGATGGAAGCCTTGTCAGTTCGAATCTGACCGCCCCCGAGACCCGTCTGAGGTCTGACGTTAACTTGTTGATCCGCAAGTAGAAGAAAGACAGGACAAAATGTAATTGTGCGTAGTAAGGGTAGCGCTGGAACCAATTACGTACATCAGTAGACGCTAATTTTCTCTCGGCTGCAAACGAGAGTGAGGTTTTGCAGAACCAAAACGCATACACGATGGCGTTACAGATCGTGCGGACACCTCGCCCGTTGAGGAGGGAAGTGTTGGTAAGTGTGGGTAACACCAAACGCCAGAACACAAGGGCATGTGGAATGGCAACAATCCCACGGTATTTTTATTATATGGGCGAACTGGTCAAATGGTAAGGCACAGGTCTGCAAAATCTTGAGTTCTCGGTTCAAGTCCGAGGTTCGCCTCCAGCTAATAGAGATGGTAGTGGTCGAGCGACTGCCTGACCCGGACGGCATTGTGACCGAGTATCCGAGTCATAGTTTAACGGTTAAAAATACTATTTAACAAATTTTTTTGATTACTAAGATTGCCCAAGTCCTGTGTAGATGCACAGGAAAAGATAACTTATCTACGGTTAAGTTTGAGAACCGACTGCAGCGGAAAGAAGGATTGCAAGGGCTTGCCTTCTTATATATGGGTAGGTAACCTAGCGGCGAGGGTAGCGGACTGTAAATCCGTGACAATAGAAACATCGTTGGTTCGAGTCCAACCCTGCCCACCACCTGTGCATCAGGGTAGGTACGAGATACACCTACTCCGGAGAAAGTATCTAAGGGATCTACAAAAGTTAGGTTAAGCCCATAGAAGGGTGACGATGAAACACTATTCCCTTCAAAAGCAAACTGCGGCAGCTCAGTTCCAATCTACTGAAGAGGTAGAGGATTTAATTGCCTCCGTTGTTTTCGGATGACGCTCAACGGTTAAAGTTTTACAACTGCCGTTTATATTGCGGGGTAGAGCAAAGGTAGCTCACCGGCCTCATAAGCCGTTGGTTGCGGGTTCAAGTCCCGCCCCCGCTACCACATATAAGACGCACACAGCAATTATTATTGGATAAAATTTTAGACTGTTAATCTGAAGTGATACGGTTCAAATCCGTAAAATACGCGTCTTGAAAAGTTAGTTGATTTTATAACTAATTCAATATATTATTACATGCGTCCTTAACCCGAGCGGCCTTGGGACCTGTCTTGAAAACAGTGTGTACCTGACGAGGGTATGGGGATCGACACCTCAGGGGCGCGCCATATAATGATAACTCTTGAAAGCACTAACAGCAATTTTTATAATGATTTTTGGATGTCGTTAGAAAAACGTGTTTTGAAAGGAAAGTTGATTATGAACTTTATCAATGAAATGAACAAGACCCAGGACCTGAACACTCGTGTTCTCACTGAGAATGGTGCTGTTGGTTATAAGACCACTGGAAAGTATCTTCTCGATCTGAACTTCTCTGTTGCGTCTCTTCGTAGCATGTCTGCGGCGGACGTATTCG